AGTACTCCAGTATCAGCAACATGGGTAAGAGTAACATCTTGGTCATCTCCCAAATTAATTACAGCACCATCTGCAAGAAATAAATCGCTAAACTCTAATGATGATGTACCTAGTGCAGCACCATCAGATGCATCAGGTACAAATGCAGTAGTAGCAGTTACTGTCGTTCCTTGTACCGTACTAGATCCAGTAAGCGCACCAGTAACGCCTAATGTACCAGCAACAGTAGCATTTTCCATTCTTGTAGTACCTGCTGAATATATATCTTTAAATTTTAATGAAGCAGTTCCTAAGTCTATATCATTATTGGTTACAGGAACAATAGCACCATCTTGAAGTCTAAACTGTTGCACAGAAGAAGAACTAACCTGCACATAAAATTCTAAATGGTCATTAGATGTATCTATAAGAACTTTGTTATTCTGATCAGCATCAGCTATTCTATCTATTGGTGGTCCTTCTGCTGTTGTACCATCATGTGAGTGACCTGTAGAATTATTAAAAGCTGCTAAAACTTGGTTAAGTTCTGCATTAAGTGGTGCTGCTGATATAACCTCACCACTAACTATTTGTGCTGCTGATTGTCTAGTATATCCTGCCATTATCTGTATCCTGCATCTTGATATGTTATTGAGAAACCTGCTATACTATAGGGAGACTGAGTTCCTGTTGATGTTATAACTAGAGAGATCGCCCTACCCGATCCTTGTATATTTGATTCTAAAACTGGACTAGTAGATCCATCATACCTAAACGTAGCATCAAAAGTACTTCCTGTTGTTGTATATCTAGCTAGTGATCCTGCTGTTGTTAATGAGTATGTTGTTGGATCTGGAACATTTGGATCATCCCAATCATACGCTATACCTAAGTTGATTGTAGATTCTCCTTCTGGTCTGGTAAACAAAGTTATATGTTGAAATACTTTTCTTTTTTCTGTTGAGTCAAAGTATAAGAAAGGGGTTGCATAAACTGCTGTAATATCAGAAGTGTCAAATGTACTACCAGATTCTTGTTGATATATCTCACCGTTTAAATCTCCATGTAACACAACTTCAACATCATTAATCAAACCACTAGTAGCAACAAAAGCTCGTATACCTAGTAAT